TCTTGGTCCTGTGTAAGTTAGCATTGTATTTTAAAAAGGCATTCCAATAAAAAAGGTAGCTGTTGAAGATGAAGCAGCAGAGAAGGGATGAGTTAATCCAGCACCACTGTTGTATAAGGAGGTTATCTCGCTACTAGTAAGTACTCGTGACCACGTCCCAACTTCATCGAGTAGCCCATTGTAGTATCGAGAGTTTTGACCATCATCCCCTAGATACACTCCTTCAACTCCTCCCGATGTACTGTTTGTACCTGTTCGTGTTGATGCTTGAGTGAGCGTTGGACTTCCACTACCATTGATATACAATTTGTGATTAGTGCCATCCCATGTATACGTCATCATGAACCACGTCCCTAGAGTAAGTGTGTAGTTATCTCCTACCTGATCACTACCTGCTGAGTCTGTTCGTGCTATGTGTAACTGCTGTGTACCTGCGTTATTAAAGAGTTGTAACTCGACGTAACCTTTCTTACTGGCAGTAGTGTTGTTACACCACCTGAGGGGAGTATCAGTTACACCTACTCCAGGTGCTGTAGTAACATTTATCCAAAAGTTTCTTGTAAATAACGTTGACATGTCGATACCATAAACAGTAGTACTATCGAATCTTTTATTAGTGTTAGCTGATCCAAAGTCTGCGCCGTTGTTGATCTTTCCCGCACTGAAACCGACAGTATTTGTATTTGTAAGATTATATAAACCCATGGAGTCGACTGCGTTTCCTGATGATTCGTCGAGCTTGTAGTATGAAATTAGGTTATCTATGAGTGCCAAATTATTTTGCTTGGTTAACCACATCCATAAAGTACGGACCCAGTCTCATTTCATCTTTTATTTTTCGAGGGTGATGAAAATGACATAGCGAAATGCCGTTGTTAACCTCGTATCGTAACTCAGGAAACTTCGACCATCTCAAAATGTGATGAGCCTCAAGTTTACCATTACAGTTTTTTATTTTATGAATAAGTGCCATATACTATGCAGTGAAGTTAAGGGTAAAACTTCCAAAATAGGTAGTTCCGTCCCAGTAAAACGTGATGATATCGACTTTAGCTACGGTTGTTGTAAGGATTGGGGCTGTTCCTCCTGACCAATGAACTGTTGCAGGCCATGTGACCGTTCGTGATCCTGTGGCATCTTGCACAAGTTTGAGCAGTAAACTTGCTGGACCCGTTGGTGCAGTGAAGGTAAACGTACAGTTTCCCGTAAGTGTAGACTTTTGCTTATTAGATACTCCCCAGTCGATCGTATCTGCAGTTGAAGAGTTACCGTTGTCTGTTTCAGTAAAGTAGGCAGTCTTCGCTCCAAATCCCACCTGTGTGGTGAAGTTTGGGGTTGCGATACTTGGACTCGTAAGTGTCTTGTTGGTTAAGGTTTCTGTTCCTGCTAGGGTAGCGAAATCTTCGTCAGTGAGGGCGGCATTAAATTGAGCAGTTGTACCGCTTATGGTGTTACCTCCTAAAGCAATAGTTTTGTTTGTGAGCGTGGCAATACCCGTGGCTTCAACCTTATCGGTATTAAGGTTTGTAAAGTTGGTATTAATAACACCTCGTGATGTTGCTCCGCTGTCGTTTGCTCCTAATGAAGTGATTGAACTCATAATTAGTATTGTTGATTAAATGTCCAAGGGTACTGTTCTTGCCAAGGAAATATTGCTGCCGACCATAATCCACCGGACGATGATAGGGTGATATAAAGATTGGGATTTTTCATCACTATTTCGTCATCATCTAAAGTTATATCGTCGTACATATTAGTTGATTAATTTATCCCATTTAAGCTTTATCTTCTCCTCACTTTCCTTTACAAACTCTTCTCGCATACTCAAGTTATTTGCCTTTTGTTTCATGTTGAACTCTCGTTCATCTAACTCATCTTGTTTTGCAATGAGTCCATAGTATGTTTCTGTTTTTTCTTTGATTAACTTCTCAATTACTACAACCTCTTCCATTAACTTACTTTTTTGTTGTGCTATATGATTAGAAAAGTCTACAAAGTCGTTATACTTATTTACTTTTACTTGATCGTAGTTATCTTTGAGTGAGTTGAGTCTTGCTACACCTTTTGTAAAATATCCTAAAAGCCGATTGTTTTTCCCTATAAGTTCATCGTTTTGTTTCTTATATTTGAGATCAACTTCTGCTTTTTGGAGTAGTTTCATATTAGATAGTGAAGCCTGAGATGTTTGCGGTACAAAGTGCTGTGCCGTCGATTTCTACAGAGACCAGTGAGCTTATATCCCCCCGAAGCTCTGTATCAAATGGCACTGAATGAACTCCTGCCCCAAGAACAAACTGCCAGATAACAGTGGTGCCTTTTTTAACGAGTCCTACAGAGCCAGCTTTATCAGAACTAACAGTAATGTTTGTAATATAATGCTTTGATCCTGTTACTCCTGCCTGTGAGGCTGATGCTAAGGTTGCATGAGTGGCTGTGATTGAGAATGATGTACCTCTACTTGATTTAATTGATGCCATTATGTTTATGATTCAAATTCTTCTTTTATGACTTTCTTTACGACCTTCTTTTCTTTCTTGCCTTCTTCAATCTGAATTGCTTCTATTGGAGTTACACGAACTTCGTCTTTAGGAAAGCACCTCCCTCCTAATTCTTTACGAATCTGTGCTCGGTCTGTTGGAATACCCAACTTGTTCATTTCTCGATCTACTAGGTGTTTTGCAAAGTGATATGCTTTGAAATCTTCTAAGTAAATCTCCTGTCCTGCTTTAAAAGTTAAAGGAATACTGTCAAATGTGTGAGCGAAATCTTCGTTTGAGAAGTTCTTAAACTTTAGAAATTCTGTTGCCATGTTTTTGTGTTGTGCGGGTTTTATGTAATAACCCTTAATGATTAATTTCTGGCCTCATCACTACCCCCCATAAAGGGATAGAGTGAAGCCAGAATACTGACTAGTCTAAAGTTACATAGCAAGGTGTTTGCTGTGTATCAATAGTTGTTTTACAGAATGTACCAATCTGGAAGAGAGTTGCTGCCGTAACTTTAGCTGCACCCGCTGCTGCTGAAGGGACTGCTACACCTACTGTTCCTTGTGTGATAATACCGTCTGCGGTAACTGCTGTAATACCACGTGAACAAATCCATCCGAAAGATGCTGCTGGAATTATTACTACTGCTACTCCTACTGGTGTTCCTGTAAGAGTTGTAACTGGAGTTTGGATAACACCATTGTAGTTACTTGCTACAAGAGAAACTGTGACAGTTCCTGATGTTGCTACTACAAAAGCATCTGAGAGAGTAAGAAGAAGAGTTGCTGATGAAGCTGCTGCTGGATGACTCTTAATCAAAAGTGTCTGTCCTGCTCCTGTTGTTCCTTTCTCTACTACGAGATATCCACCTGCATACTGATTAGCTGTTGCTGCGGTTGCACCAAGAGTAACTGTGATGGTAATGTCACCTACTGCAACTGCTGCTGTAGGAGTAAGATTTACGTGGTTTGCTACGACTGCTGGAGATTGAATAACATTACCTGAAACAAGATTTGAAGCTCCTGCTTTTACGTAACGAAATGTTCGTCCATCAGGCGTGAAAGCCTTTTCACCTAATACATGCTGCTGCACTGTAGATGTAGTAAATACACCTTGTGCTGCAATCTGTACTGATGGGCCTATTGAAGTTGCCATAATATATATTGATTAATTGATAATTATGCTGAGACTGCTTTTATAACTACAAAGTTAATTACAATTGCTCCTGTTTCTGCTGTACCTGCTGCTACGTTTCCGTTTACAACTGTGATACTGAATGAACCGGCTGCAACTGCACTAACTACTACGTCTGTGTTAAGAGCTATTGATCCACTTCTGATTGAACACACTACAACGTCACCAATTGCTACTGTATTGTTTGTTACAATAAATACTGCACTTGCTTCTGCTGCTAGAGATGTTGAGTCAGTTGTGATAGTTCCTGAGAGAGCGTTGATTGTTACTCCTGTTGCTCGGTTTGTGATCTGAGTTACAGACGCACCACCTCGTGAGTATCCAATCTTCGCACCTGCTGATACTGCTGGATCGTAATTTGATATATCTAATGCCATAAATTAAATGATTAGATTATTAAATTGATGTGACTCCAGTAAGTTTAGCGTGTCGCTTAGGGTTAGCTGAAATCAATTCTCCACCAAGATAGATATGTCCTACGATTGATGCTGAGTTAGTTGGTTTAATCCATCCACTCCATGAGAATCCAAGTCCTTGAACTTCTGAGTCCTGTGATCGGTATTTAATTGATTCAGTCATTGCCATAGGGAGAGCGTAGAAATCCAGGAAGTCTTCGTTGATGAAGTACAATACTCCTGCTGTTGCTTTCTCATCTGCTAGGATTGGGAAACCTTTGAAGTAAAGACCTGTAAAGCCTGTTCCTCCAATATGTGATCCACCTTCCTTACCCATTGAGTTTGATCCTCGTCCTCCTTTCATTACTGATACATCCTTAGAAATTCGTTCCTGTGGCTGTAGAAGTGATTCGTAAAGTGCAAAGAGAGCTTCTGTACAAAGACCAAGTGTTGGTGTTTGTGCTCCTGAACTTGCTGCATTGTAAAGAGTTGACATCTTTGCTAATGAGAGTGTTCCAGATGATGCTGTTACTGTTGACTTAAGTGTTGTGTATGTTGATCGTGAAAGAGTTCCAATTGTTGCTGCGTTTGTTGCGTCGTCAACAATAGCTTCCAATCCTAGAAAATCTTTACCTCCGTTTCCTGTTCCGTCTCCATAGAAGAGTGATCCAATATCGTCTGCCATGTCCTGAGCTGTTGAAGCCATTTCAAGCTTAGCGAGATTGATAACACCGTCTTCTGTTGCGTTTGCTGATAGTTCATCCAAAGGAAGAGCTACCGTTATTTGATAGAACTTAGGTACGAATTCTGCGTTTACTCGATTATCTGTTGCTGCTGTTGAGAATGTGTCGAATCCTGCAAATGATGTTCCTGTTGAATTCTTAGAAACTTTTACAGGGAATTTCATTCGTTCTCCTGAGAATTTTTGAGCTTTTGACAAAACACGTGTAGCCAAAACGTTTGAGTTAAGGATAGTATCTACTACCTTAGGCAAAAGTTTGTCTTGTGTTGTTGTCGTCACTCGTGCGCCGAGAGCTGCCATGTTATTTAATAGTTAATGATAAATTTATAGATTGTTCCACGTCTTACCTCGAAGTGTTGCAGGTGTTTGATAGTCTTGTTTCCTTGACTCACCTTGTGAAGGCTTTGTGGTTCCATCAGCGATAACTTTACGAGCTTGTTTCTTATCAACTTCTACAGCTTGTGTGGATTGATTCTTAACTCTCTCCAACTGCATAAGTTCATAGCCTGCCATAAAGTCATACTGATTGTTTGCATCCGTTGGCTTGTACTTCAGAATGACATTGATTAATTCATTCTTATCTTTAGGGTCAAAATTGACACCTGCGACAAGATTATTAATCTCTGTATCTACCCACTTATCCCAATACTTAATCTCTTGTTCTTGGTGTTGGGCAGCCTCCTGTTGTTCTCGAATAATCTCTTGTTTGATTTCAGCCTTTCGACTTACGTCATACTCCTGATATTCAGTCCATGCCTCTGGATTTTCACCATAAAGATTTGCAAACCATCGAGGTATCGTCTGTTGTTCACTCTGTTTAGGGGTAAACTTCTGCTCAAGTTGTTGTCGAGTTTGTTCCAATTCTTGTTGGAATCTCTCTTCCAGTTCGTTCTTGAGCTTATCTTCACGAACTTTCCACCGTTTATGAAAGGGAGTATCTTCATTCTCAGTATTTACTATCGGCTCTTTTATAGTTTCCTCGCCCTGAGTAGGCTCCTCCTTTACTTCTACTTTTTCTGGTAGCGACTCAGCAGGTGTATCTACCTGTTTGTCCAATTCTGCAAAAGGGTTATCTCCTTCTACTTTGACACTCGCTAAAAACTCACTTGTATCTGTCATATTTTTACGCAGGTTGTTTTTTCTTTCGAGGGTAACATCCGAGAGAACCCATATTATTTATTAATTCCGTTTCAATGCGGCTGTCTGATTTTGTCTTACTGCCTCACGATCAAACGTGTCGTGAATAGCATTGATACGTGCCCTGAAAAGTGGGTCTGATTGATCTCCTTTATCAGGAACATTCGCAGGAACTCCCTTTAGTTTTAATGCGTCATATTTATCATTAGCAATTTTAGTCATATCATTTGATCTCATGCGTGAAGGAGCAGAGAGAACATCTGATGTTTTATCAATCACTGTGTCTTTAATACGACTAAGTGCTTTAGTTGCCTTGTCTTTAATACGACTAAGTGCTTTAGTTGCCTTGTCTTTGAATGATGATTTAGTTGTTGTTGCTATTGTTGTTCTCATTGTGGTGGTAATTTACCTAAGTTATTTGCTTGTATTTGTTCCATCTTGTTACCGTGATCCATCATCTTCTCTTGCTGTCGTGTATCGGCATCCTTCTGTTGACCTACTTGCTGATGTTCCATTTGTGCTGCTTGACCTTCCTGTTCCGCTATTTGTTGAACCATCTGTTGTTCTTGTTGTTTAGCTAGAAGCTCTGGGAATAGTTGTATGGGATCACTCATCCATAAGAAGAGTTGTTTAGCTGTCTCTTGTGGATCAGGAAACTCAAGTTTTTTAAAGAATGTAATAGGGTCTAGTGCCTTTTGAGCCCATAGATCAATAGACTCATTACGTTGAGTCATGGGGTCTTTAGGAATCATTGAGCCTTCTTTTACGCCAATGTTGTACTTTCCTTGAGGAGCTTGTTCGTCATATACGTACATCAACTGCACAAGGTAGTTAAAGACTTTATCTGAGAACTGCTCTAAGTAAGTAGAAATACCACCACCAATTCGATCAGCATCTTGACCTTTAACAGTTATCTTTCCTCTTACTGTGGGTTCATTAATTGTTCCTTGAGGAGTTGAACCACGTGTCCCAAAGATATTCCGTAGTTCATTACGTACATCTTGGAGGTTTTCATAGACAAAGGGTGGAAGTGGAGCACCAGTGTCTCGCTTAATACCGTCATTTACTGATCCTGTTGGTTGCCAGATAGCAGCACCTTTGCGTAGAGCAGATTGAGCTTGAGAAGCCTGTTCTTTAGTGAAATAATCTCCTGAGACTACAATTCCACCGTTAGCGTTATCTGCATTCTTATCAATTTGTCTAAATCGCTTATTAACTAAATCCTGTAAAGGTAAGTTCTGTTGAATGAGGTTGGTGTCATCCATTGGATGCTTGCCAAGGTTGAAGATTGAAAGGAATATATAAGGCTTCTTTGGACGGTTGAAGTGATTGACTCCGGGTACGTCTACCTCTTGAGGCATTTCCATTCCAAACTCATCAACAGACGTTTGAGTGTCTTTAGTGTCGTAATTGTAGTGTGGGTTCTTAGATTTAGTTAGAACTTCATCCTTTAATGTCACAAAGAAATACTCATCATGCCACCACTCAACATATTTAATTGTTGTACCTAACTTTCCTCTTACTTCTGAAGTAATGAACTCCTTACTCTTAGGGAAGCGTGCTATTAGATTAGATGCTGTGTCAGTTCGGTACTCTCCGACATATTCACCTGTATATTCACATTCATTAATCGTTGCATCAGAGTCAAGAATGAGCTTCTGAGGTCGTAATGTATAAGCTGTAATGTCATTCTCCTTCATTGAAAAGCCTACTTTCATAGCACCTAATAGATATAGGCCCCAATATCGTGCTGTTTGTTTAAGCTTTAGGTTGTATGACAGATCATCTACCAACTTAGTTATACGATCACGTATTCGTTTAGCCTCATCATCGTTAGGTTGTGAGGAGTCAATTGACTCTACAAGTGGTTCTGCTTTTGGACGGGTAGCAATCGGTAAGAAGGTTTCAAAGGATTCAAATATGAGGTTATCAACAAGAGCATGGCCTTCAGAAGAACCTTCAGTAAACTGTTTCCCAAGCCAGTAGTTTTCATTATCATCTTGTTTTTTAGCTATTTCTGCTGCGTAAGGCTCCCACTTCTTTAACCAACTCTTAGAAAGGTCTGAGAGTTCCTCATCCTTCATGTCTAATACTAATTCAGGTAATAGATCAGAAACCACACCCTGTTCAGAGTCTGTTTCTGTTGCTTTGTTTACATCGTTTGAAAGTCCAAAGAAGCCTTTAAGTAATGACATGCAATAAAAAAAGCGACACCAGATGCTATCTGATGCCGCCTGTGTAAGGTTGGGCTAATTATTAATAGGTAATGGCTAGTGAAGAATACCGAGGATTTTGAGGATTTTATTAAATATCCGTAGATTCCGAACTACACCTATACTCTCCACTACTCATCACCTATTAATGACTTGTATCTGTATTATATCACATTTTACTTATATATCAAAAAGGATTATTTCTTTCTCCTAAAAACGGTTACATTAACCTTAATATCCATTAACTCACCTTTATTATTGAAGTCTAGTACTACTGATCCTGTCTTTATATCAAATACTTTAGCCTCTAATAGTTCATTGAATACATCATAATACTTCTGAAAGGATATAAACTTATCTATATCACTGGCACTCATAAATACTGGTGTTTCGTTCATTGTGTTGACCGCCAATCGCTGGCGTTATTAATTGGTAAATCAAACTTAAATATCCTCTTGGGATTGACCGCAGTCATAGTGTGGTCTGGGTTTAACTCTGGCGACTCCTTAAAGTCTAACGTCTCACCACTAAATATCTCACCTTTACCTTGTCCAAATCTACTCATACCAGTACGCCAGTATACTGTTGCATGAACTAAGTGATCTGCTCCACTACGTTCCCATCGTTTAACCTTAACTCCTAGACTATTGGTTTCCTCTACTCGAAATATTGCATTCCAATGGAGCCAGTAATTATACCAATCTGCTTCAGGGCCAAACAATGCAATACGTTTAGTAGTAAATTCATCCACTATAAATTGGATCATCTTATTACGATCTACTACTACAGTACCCTCCTCACTCTTCTTACCCCATGTGACAAGTTGTTTAGTCTTCCTATCTTCACGGTAGTAACAAAAGAAGATACGGCCTTGATACTTCTCAGCTAACTCACGAGGTTTTTGTAAGTCACCGTTAGCGTCAAAGACTGCAATAGCATCAGGAAACATACCCATTAAACGTTCAAACTCGTCATAGTTCTTTGAAGAATGGTAGTAGAATAGTCCTGATTGATTACCTGCTACAACGTGAATACCTAGTCCTGTATCTACTCCGATAATGGTACGAGTATTATAGTTGATCGTTTCGTTCGTGAGGTTACGATCTAACATATCCTTCAATACTTTGTTACCACTACCTACATATGGAAGTCCAAGTATTTTATTGTAAAAGAACTCCTCACTCACATTAGGGTCTTTATATTTCTTAACGATCTCTTTAGCACTAACCCATGGAGCCATAAGTAAACTTATCCAATAACCTGAGTAATCCTTTTTAATAACATTGCCCTCATCATCTCTAAAGATTTTAGCCTTCCATTTACCTTTACGACGCTCCATATCGCTCAATTCTGCCCCACAGTGCTTACAAACAAAGGCTTGTTTCTCAATATCAATACTCATTTGAATAGGATCTTCAGTATTCCATGAGAGATATTGTTCCTTTAAGCAGGAGTTACAGGTAATGAACCAATGTTTTTGATCTGAGTCCTGCCATTCTACGTCCACACCGTTACCAAGTACTGAGGGGTGAGAAAATACATGCTTTTGTTTAAACTTAGAATGTTGGAGTCGTGCTTCATAGTCCTTAACTACGTCTTGCTTTGATGAGTCTTTTTCATCATTAACTACTCTGTCAGCAGCCACCATGATAGCGGCTTTCTTTGTCCATGTACCTCTAAAGTAGATCATGGAGTCATCTACTTGTTTCTGTTCTACTGAGTCTTTATCTTTTGTATAATCTAAAAGTATTGGATTTTGAGCTATGATACGATTTACCTTACCCCCCACGAAAATGTTTACGTCATTATCCGTGGGTAGAGTATTACCTGTCCAGTACATTCTTCCTTTTCTACGTGCATAGAAAGTACCAACAGAAGTGCGAGGACACCAGATTTTTCCTTTCCAATTAGGGTGAATAATTGGATGGAGTTCACCTGTATGTATCATCTTCATCTGAGTAAGACGCAGGGTGTAACATCCACTTGTAGATGGAGAAACAACAGAGGGTGCATACCCTGCTATCACTGCAATAGCACATAGAATATCTACGGTCTCTTTACTCTTTTGAGTTATTGCTAATGTCCCTGACTTATCAATCCAACCATCACCATGAACAAATGTTTTAATGAATATTTGTGCCTGGTCTCGTGTAAATAACAAAGCAAGATCCATTGTAGGTATTTTATTTGGAAAGTCTGTGCGAATTTTTCTACCCAGAGTGAAGGCAATTCTAAAATTAGTACAGTCTCCACGCTGGGTGACATATTCTTTCCATGTAATGTTGAGAGATGTAAATATCCTTCGTAACTCTTCACAGTGTATAGGATTTTTTATATGCGATTGTGTGATTATTACTGAGTAACAATTCTTTCCAGAACCTTTTGTTTGTCTTGGGTAGTTTCCCTCAGCAAATACCCAGGCAAGAAGACGCACATAGTCATCTTGAAGCGTTGGTTGTGGGTATATAGTTGCCGCATTAACACTTTTCGGAATATATCGATAGGTTTTTCCTAACTCCTCCGATGTCTGAATCTCATACTTATTACCCTTCCCTTTAACAATCCAGCGGTGATTATAAGTGCTTAAAGCATTAAAATTACGAGCTTTATACTCGTACATAGTAGTTTCGACATCATTGGTAAATATCTCCTGGACTGGATTCCAGTGAGTAACTCCTTGAAGATCGAGTGTTAGAAGCTCATCTGATGTAGTAATTTCACTGTATGGTAAAAACCCACGTTTTGTGAGGGCTTCTGTTTCTGTATCAACACAATATATAATATCCATCTTATACTTTTTAGCGTCATAGAGGTTTTTAATTACTTCTAAAGTACTTAGTCCCACCTGTGCAGGCTTCATTACACATAGGTTTTGTGATTGGTCCCGGTATATATCAAAGAGAAAGAAATGGTCATAAAAGTCTATGGGATCACCTTTCTCATTCTTAATCTTATGCTCCTGTATCCAAGCATGTATTGAAAGATCTGAGAGTTTCAAGATAGTAGTTTGGTCTTTAACTCCTCCTCATACCTCTCTCTTAATAAATCCATAGCAGGGTCTGAGATATTACCTTTTAACTCTAGGCTGAGTGTTTGTGTTTTTTCAACAGGCTTATACCCCGCACGATCTAATATATCTTTATTGGCATTAAGTCTTACTGTTTCATTCTCCGCACTAATACTGAGATCAACTATACGTGATGCAGCACTACTTGCGTTATCTTCTAAATATTGTCTAATATCAGGCTTTCTAAGGTTTTCATATGCAATAGATGCAGCAACCCGCTCACTTGTTGTATCATAGGCTTTAAGAGCAGACTGTGTCCCATTGCCTGACTCCAAGTAATTATCAGCAAACACCTTTTCCTTTTTTGTAAGCTTGTCTGCCATAACTATCTAATACCTTGAGTCTTCTTATAGATTTCAGGATAGTACCTTTTAAATATGTTAAGTGTTTGTCCTCTGGGTTGCGCAAAGTCTCTTATGTGTTCTATTCTAAACTTCTCACTATCAATACGACCATCACGACCTTTGTGTGTGGTTAATTTCTTCTTACATTCACTACATATCTCTATAAGAGCTTCGTTATTCTCCCCTATACGGACATAGTTGCAGAGATGTTTCATTATTTCTTACCAAGTACTACTTTAGACTCAATAAATCCATAGTCTGTATCCTTCTCTTTAACATCTGTGAGCCACACCACTTGATAATCTTTAACAAAGATAACCTCACCCTTATTAAACTGTGTCTCTCCTTCTGAGACTGCTTCAATAGTAGCTTCTTCACCGTAAGATTCTTCTACTTTAATAAGAACAATACCTCCTTTAGTAACACCTGCTCCCGTCTTCTTACTCATACTAATTAATAAATTGCCATTAGTTGGTTGTATTTTCATTCTGTTGGTAAGTTACTTATAAATATATCTAACTCATCATTACTAGCTTCTAATATTTCCCCTTTTCCTTGTGATATTTTAGTTATGATTTCCTGTATACCGCCCCGCGCCACTTTCCTATGTATTAAAATATCTACGAACAATAAAAATGCCGAGAGTAGAGCGCCTATGATAATTCCTAGTGCTAGTTCCATTAAAGTGGGCTTATTA